CCTACATTAACAGGTAAGGATTTGAACTTTAATATTCTTGATTTATCTGTCTTTGTTATTAACCCAGATATGTGGGACAGTGTACCAGAAAGTGATGTAGGTATATTAGCAGATTGTAAAACTTTATATATGCCTCGCTATATGAATCACAAGATGGATATGCTTGTTCCTGAATCGTTAAGTGCGTATGATTGTTTTAAGTACGGATTGTTAGGAGAAAGCGCATCAGTCCTAAATTATGTAGGATGTTTTGAAAAAGGAAAGGTATCTGCATCTGAGAGATTTGCTTACTGTTTAGATAAAGCACTAGACTATCTTGATGGTTTGTCTGAAGGAGTTCAGAATAAAATTAAAAAGGTAAGTATTCGGAATCAAAATGGATACAGTAAGTTTAGAAAAAGAATGGAAAGTGTAAGATAATGGCTATCGTATTTTCAAAAGTTTCTTCGTTTGCCGCACAAGATGTTGATGATTTGTTTGAAGCAAGTCGTACAGAAATGGAGGGAGGAACGGTTCCTGCAAATCCAATGGGAATGTCTCTTAATGAGTTTAAGACATTTCTAAAGAATGGTGATAATGGAATGTTCACACACAAGTATAAGTGTGAAGATAATAACTATCTTGTTGGTTTGTACTTTGGATACGTAGTACCTTCTGACCCTGATTATCTTTATCTTCCGTTAGCTTTTTATAGGCAGAATGAAAACAATACAAAGTCTTGGTTATACTCTTCTGAATATGATAGTGAGTTTAAAAGAATGTTAGACCTTGATAGTTTGGTTGGAGTAAAAGCAAAGACATTAACAAATTCAAAAATGGATACTCATACTGGAACACGAATTACTTTAAATATTCCATATGATTCAAAAGCAATAGTATCATTAGTATCTGTTTCTGGAGCAAATCTTGAACACAACATGAGAGAAATGAACTTAACAATATAAGGATAATAAGATGAACGAAGAAACTAAACAGATTATAGATGTTGGTGCAGGAGGCGTAACGCTAGGAGCTTACTTCTCGTGGATACCAGAAGCAACAGCAGTAGCATCACTTGTGTGGGTACTATTACGTATATATGAAACGGAGACAGTTAAAAAGCTGTTAGGTAGAGAAGAAGAGTAGATGTACCTTGCCCTGCGAATTTTATTCATTATATCATTATTCGTCCTTCCTGTCAATGCACAAAATACACAGCAAGGCGATTTGAATACTAATACGCAGGATTCAATATTAGATAGCAACAATACTACAAATAATAGTACAACGAATTATAATGGAGCAGGGTCAAGTAGTGACTCACCACCCACAGCAGTAGCTCCAAGTTTGATGAGTAGCGGTCAAGAGAGTTGTTTAGTTAGTCGTTCAGCCGCAGTACAATATTCATTAGTGGGTATATCAGCAGGTGCTTATGTTCAAGACCATGCGTGTAATAGAAGAAGAGACGCAAAGGTTTTAAAAGATTTAGGTATGAACATTGCTGCTGTTTCTATAATGTGTAAGGATACACAGGTATGGCAATCTATGTTTGATTCTGGTACACCTTGTCCTTTGAGTATTAATGGTAAGCTACTGGTTGGTAAGGCTGCCTATTATACCATGAAGAAGGAACCAATCCTTTTCATACCTGATTATAAAGAGAGAAAAGATTACTATAAAGTAGTCCTACAACTGGAGAAACCAATAGATGATGAAGAGAATACTAATAGCAGCGGTTCTATTTCTGACCGCTTCCGTACAAGCAAAGGCAGAACAGACAATAACTGACCTTGTTAATGCAAGTAATCAGATTGTAACTATTGTAGAGGATGCAAAGAAAGCAGTAGCTGGTATAGGATACTATGCTGGTGTTGGTGGTATTACTCCTGATGGTTTTACAGACTCTTATAAAATTACAGAGCAACAAGTATTAGATTATAACAATGCGCTGCAAGGTGTAAAGGATGCCGTATACTATAATGCAGCACAGCTATTTGAGGAGAAACACGATGAAGCTATGGATAATTTTAGTGGGGCTGTTGATACTTTTGTGGTGGCAACGCAACAACTTGCAGAAGTGGCTGCCGTTAGCGAAATGGCAACAGAAGCTACAACAGTTGAGCAACAGCTTGAAGTCCAGCAATTTGTACAATCGAATGATGTCGAGCTTACGCAAGAAAAAGTAACTGCATATAATAACAGCTTGGATGACGTGGAGACTTATGCACAGTCTGCGGCAGCTTTCTTACAGGCTTCTAAGAATACATATATTACTGACTCGACTGATAATGAAGCACAGGCTTACAACAACAATAGCTATGCCGCTACTGTAGAATACAATGCCGCTAATGATTTCCTACAGGTTACTTGGCAAAGTGGTCATAGTCATGGGTATGTAGGTTTTTTTAATTCAGACTTTAAAACTGCCGAAGACATTATGGGCATGGGTCAGTCAATATACGATGGGAATACATTACACAATGGGTCTTGAAGATACTGAGTTAAAGATTGGTGACGTTAACCTAAAGGGCGTATGGATAGCTATCGTACTGTCTATAGCCACTACATTGGCTGGTGGTATCTGGGCTGTCGCAGAGTTCTATGGACGTATTGAGGCAGTAGAGTCTGCTGTATCTAGTAATGGTGCAACTAAAACAAAACTGACAGAGGTAGGTACAAACTTACAAACTGTATTAGAACAACAGAAAGAACTGCTGGATATGCGTGACCGTATTGCAGAATCAGAGAAGCTAGTAGAAACAAATAATATTAAGATGCAGCAATTTGAAGAGAAGATAAAGGGTCTTGATGGGTTGTTTGTTAATATTAATAGAGAGATAGACGACCTATGGCGAGGCATGGATGCTGTGTCTAATCCTCTCAAATAGCGTTGTATAATAGGCATATATGGTATATAATATAAGCAAGTATACTTATTAAAGGAATTGTAAAATGGCAAGTACATATACATCACGAATTAGATTAGAGAAACAGGGTGACGGAGAAAATGCAAACACATGGGGTCTGCGTTTAAATGAGAACGTCATTGAGCTAATTGACGAGGCTATCTCTGGATATAAAGAGATTGACCTTTCAGGAGGCGCAGTAACATTAACTGCTAACAATGGTTCTGATGATGAAGCAAGAAACTTTGGACTAAAGCTAACTGGTTCTTTATCAGCTAATACTACTGTAACTATTCCTGCACAAGAAAAGATTTATTTTATCAACAACCAGACGACTGGCTCCCATACTGTGTTTATTAAAAATGCTGGTGGTACAGCAGTCAGTGTAGTTGACCAAGGTTTCTCATCTATGGTAGCTACAAATGGTACAAGCATTACAAGTTTTGAAGAACCAGATACAAGTGGGTTTGCCACTACTACACAACTAGCAGCTACATCTGCTGCTTTGCAGAGTGACATTGATACTAATACAGCTATAACTGTTGCTTTATCAGCCACCTTAGAAAGTCGTATTGCTGGTGTTTCTACAACAATGGCTACAAGTATTGCTAATGTATCCGCAACTTTAGAGAGTCGTGTTGCAACTGTTAGTTCTACATTAGCTGCGAGTATTGCTGATGTTAAAACTTCTGTTCAGTTTGCTACAAGTGCTACAACTGCTGGGAGTGCTGCGACTGCTGCTTTTGCATCTAGTGCTACTAATGCTACATTTGCTACGACTGCTACTGATGCAACAAAAGTATATGTATCGGGTACAGGAGCATCTGGTAGTTATCGTGTAGCTCTTGCTGATACAGGTAATAGTTCTGGTCACTATTCACTTTATAAAGATAGCGGCGGGCAGTTCTACTATAATCCATCAAGTAATCAACTTAACGTAGGTAGTGTTGTTGCATCTGGTGAACTAACTGCATATTCAGATGAACGACTAAAAGAAAACGTAGAAACCCTAGATGGGTCAAAAGCATTTGAAATGCGTGGTGTATCTTTTGTTAAAGACGGTAAAGAAAGTTCTGGTGTAATAGCACAAGAGATTGAAAAGGTAGCACCTGAACTAATTACAGAGAATGGCGGATATAAGTCAGTAGCCTATGGTAATGTTGTAGGTTATTTGATTGAGGCTGTAAAGTTATTGAAAGAAGAGATTGAAGAACTGAAAGGCAAATAATGGCTATTGTTAGTTCAGGAACAATTACAATGACAGATATTGTCAATGAGTTTGGCGGCAGCGCACCTCATTCACTTAGTGAGTATTATCGTGGTGCTGGGCTTGTCCCTGACATTGGAACAAATAGTTCTGTACCGACTAGCGGAACAATAAGCTTTAGTGATTTTTATGGAGCAATCTCGGCTGTTTATGTTACAGATGTTTCTTCTGGTTTAATACCATTTAAAAGTGGTACGACTGAGGGGTATGAAGCAGGTAATATAGGTGAGGCTACAGATATAACAGTAGATTTTTTAAGTGATGCTACTTTATCAAGATTATATCAAACTAATAACTTTACTGTTACAGCTGGTGTTTATTTTGAAGTAAGCGGTAGTTATTCAAATTCTGGATTTGATACAGTTACGTTTGAACGTGAGGTGTCAGGCGGCGGAACAACGATATTAACTTTAAATAGAACTGATGCTTCATATTCTACGAGTGCTGCTCGTACTCTTTGGTTTTGGTCTGGTGTAAGTGGTGGAAGCGAAACATTTAGAAGTGGATTTACAACAAATGTTACGTTTTTATAGTAGGTAAATATTATGTCTTTTACAATTATTAATGAAAAAAATATTTCTGTAGAACTTATAGAAAGTCTTTATAGTTCTAGTAAAGAAGACATAAATAAAAACATTAAAGATATTTCTTTGGATAAGTATAAAAATATATTTACTAAAGAAATTAAAAAGTTTCCTGTTTCTTTTTTAATTAAAAAGTCTGATGCTCCAATAGCTTTACTTTTAGGTAGTAAATTAAAAACTAAATACGCACATCTTACATTATCACTACATAACGATTATAATGACAGTAAGGATTGGGTATATGAAAAAGAATATTGGGATATTCTTGAAGCAGGATGTAAAGATATAGGTGCTATTGGTTGGTCTTCTGAAGTTCTTGAAGATTCCCCTATGCATAATGTTTTAAAAGTAGTTTCTAAATTTTTAAAAAATTACACAGAAACTAAACATAATGAATATATTAATATTAAGGTAACATTTTAATGGCATCTACTGACGCACAATTAGTAAAGATAAACTTTGCTCCTGGATTTCACCGTGAGTCTACACAATACTCTGAAGAGGGTAAATGGTTTGACGGTAATCGTGTGCGTTTCCGTGAAGGTAAACCAGAAAACATTAGAGGCTATGAAAAGTTTTCTACCACAGTTTTGAATGGAACGCCTCGTGATGTATTATTGTGGTCGGATAATAACTCTCGTCCTTACCAAGCCATTGGTACTAATGAACAGCTTTATGTAGTACAGAATGAAACATTTTATGATGTGTCTCCTATTACATCTATTGTTAGTGTCGCTAATAACTTTCAGACATATACTAATTCTACATTAGTTCGTGTAAGTACTAACAATCATCCAGCCGCTGTTAATGATAGGGTTGAGTTTATAGGTGTTAGTACGCTAGGTGGTAACTTAGATATTAATGACGTATATACTATTGTTAGTGTATCTGGTATTAATGATTTTTATATTGACGCTGGTACTACTGCAAGTTCTGCAAGTGCAGACCAAGGCACAGCAGGTTCAATTAATTTCTTAATGAATGTGGAGAACACAGATGACATTCAAGGTTTGGGATACGGTGCTGGAGTTTACAATGCAGGGGTTTCCGTTTCTGGAGCGAGGGCTTGGAATGACCCTGCAAATCAATCTGCTATTACCTTTTTAGCAAACCAGTGGTCACTAGATACATGGGGTGAGGACTTACTTGCTTTACGTAGAGGGTCAAAGCTTTACTATATGGATACTGATTTATCTGTAGTACCACTGCGTTCTGTAATTGTAAGTGCTGCTCCGTCTGCAAATACATTCCTTGTATCTCCTAATGACAGACATGTTGTTTGTTACGGAACTAAAGAGTTTGCTGCTTCAGCTAATGCGCCTCTTAATAATATGCTAGTACGTTGGTCAGACCAAGAAGACTTTACAAACTGGACACCATCAATTACTTCTACTTCAGGCGAAGTTATATTGGCAGATGGTGCTAGAATTATTGGTGCTAATCGTTCTCGTAATGCTATCAATATCTGGACAGACAAAGCAATGTACACACAACAGTTTGTTGGTCCTCCTTTTATATTTAGCTTTACACAGGTTGGTTCTAACTGTGGTTTGATTGGTCCGCATGCTACTGTTAATATTGATGGTATATCTTATTGGATGGGTAATAATAATTTCTTTGCTTATGATGGTCGTGTACGTACTATGCCTTGTACAATCAGACGTAAGTTGTTTGAAGACTTTAATATGACCAATAAAGAAAAAGTATACGCTGCTTTAAATTCAGAGTTTAAAGAAATTATTTGGTTGTATCCTTTGGCAGATAGTTCAGAACCAAATGCTTACGTAATATATAACTACGAAGAACAAACATGGGTATATGGTAAGTTGTTTGAGGATGGTATTATTACTACATTTAATGACAGAACAGTATATGATTCTACAATAACAACAGGTAAAGTATCTGCTTCTGATGACTTCTATGTATATAACAACGAACCAGATGGAATCTACACAGGAGATGGTGAGGCTCTTACATCTTTCATTGAATCTGCTACGTTTGATTTACAAGAAGGTAAGCAGCTTATGTTTATAGATAAAATTATTCCAGACTATACGTTTGATGCTGGTGAAGAAATTACATTTAATATTAAAGTTAAGGATTATCCTACTGGAACAGAAACAACAAAGGGACCATTTACTATTTCACAGAATACACAGCGTATTAATATGAGAGCCAGAGGTAGAGAAGCAACTGTACGCCTGTCTGCTACTAACGAAGGAGCTTGGCGTTGGGGTGCTGTACGTATGAGTATGCAACCTGATGGAGAACGCTAATGGCTAACTATCCTAAATACACAGGTATTGATAGACTTGATTTCTGGGCTAACGAATTAACTCGTGAATTAGATACACGGGATAGAAACGTAGACAACAGACCTGCTACACGTATATACACAGTAGTGTCTGTATCGGAGATTGGTAGACCTTTGAGTGGAGATATTGCATTTGCTGCTAGTGCTGGTAAATTTAGAGGGTACGTAAGTGGAACTGGATGGGTAGATTTTAATTAAAGGTATGGCATAATTCCAACATTTATAGTATAATAGGAGAAACATAAAGGAAAAATAGTATGGCTTATGGACAAAATATGAATGCACCGATGTCTGGGTTAATGTCACTTGCGGCTATGAAAGGTCGTATGGGTGATAATACGCTAGTGCATGTTAATCCTATGGAGCTAAAAGCACTGGATGCTATGGCTCCAGGCGGTCTTACAAAGAACCCAACAACAGGATTACCTGAAGCGTTTAAACTTAAAGATGCTTTGCCTATCTTATTAGGTATTGCTGCTCCTTACGCTGCTGGTGCTTTAATGGGTTTAGGTGCTGGTACTGCTGCAACTGGCTTGGCTGGTGCGGCTGCTGCTGGTGCAGGTTCTGCTGCTGGTACTGCTTTAGCTGGCGGTAACAAAGAAGAGATTCTCACCTCTGGTCTGCTTTCTGGTGTTACTGCTGGTATGATTGGCGGTGCTGGAGGTGGAGCAAGTAGCTTTACAAAAGCAGGGCAGGAAACATTACAAAAAGGATTAGGTAAAGAACTGGCTTTAGAAGCTGGTAAAGGTTTAGGGGTTGAAGGAACCAAACAAGCTATCAGTCAGGCAGGTCTACAAGAGATAGGAGCGCAAACTTTTGCAGAAGCAGGTAAACAAGCTGTAACTGGTTTTGGTGGGCAGGCTTTAAAACAGGCAGCTGGTGCTGGTCTTGGTGGTTTGTCAGCATCAGGATTTACACAAGATGTTCCAGAAGTTCCAAGATATGAAAGACCAGAACAAGTTACTATACAACAACAAACACCTACAGGAACACCAGAACAACAACGAGCAGACATTGATAGATACATTCGTCAAGGCGGTGCTGCGCCTACATTCTTTAACTACTCACCTGCACAAGTAGGTTATCCATACACATATGCACAGGAAGGTGGTAGCTTATCAGAGACACCACGTGGTGAAATGTTTTCTGGAATGGTAGAGGACAACGGTAATGGCGATGGTATGTCAGACAACGTAGAGTTTGAGGTGGTAGGCGACCCTGAAATTGGTCGTGCTATGTTAAGTCCAGATGAGTATGTAATGGACGCATATACAGTAGCTGCATTAGGTAACGGTTCTGCCGATGCTGGTGCAGATAAATTAGATAAATTTAGAGAAGCGTTGAGAAAGAAGGTTTATGGGAGTAAGGAGCAACCTAACGAAATAGATGGTGCTAAAGAACTTAGTAGACTTGCTTAATGACTAAACAATATTTTCAAGTACATCCTGATGATATAGATGCACATTGGGGTTTACTCTCTAGCTTAATAAAAAAAGCTATTGATAAAACAAATAATGCTGACTACACAGTTGAAGGTTTATACAACAGAATTAAAAGTAATTATGTTCAACTGTTTGTTGTGATAGAGGATGATGAGCTTAATTCTATATTTATAACATCTGTAGTACCTTACGATATTAGTTCTTACCTTCATGTGTGTTTAACAGTTGTTGTAGATGGTAAGAAGGGAGATTACAGTTACTGGCTTGACTGTTTTAAAGAAGTAGCAAAGTTATTTAATTGTAATAAAATAAGTTTAACAGGTAGAAAAGGATGGGGCAGATTTGCTTCACGATTTAATTTTAAATCAGAAACAACTCACGTAACAGAGATAAATTGATATGATTACACTTGACAATAACTTTGACCAATTTGAAGACTTGATGGGTGCTACCATTGAGACAGAGGACAAATGGCTTAATAAGAAATTAAACTCAAATATTTGTTACTTTGGCGGTGGCGGTGGCGGAGGTCAGCAACAGCAAGATGTTCCACCAACCCTTCGTCCTTATGTTACAGAAGTACTAGAAAGAGCCAGTGGTGAATACGGTCCAGGTGTACGGTATCAAGCTTATCCAGGCGACCCTATTGTAGGATTTACTCCTTTAGAACAAGCAGCACAACAAGGTATTTATGAGCAAGCTGGTCTACGTGGTCTGGCTGCTACTGCCCCTGGTCTTACGTCATCTGCTGCTTACTATGCTCCTGCTTATGGTTTACTTGGTGATGTACGTGGTACAATGGGTGAACAGGCTCGTCTTGCTGGTGCATCTGAAGCTGCTTTATCTGGTACTCCTGCTGACATTGCTAGACAACAACGAGCTATTGAAGAGGGTCGCCAACGATTCCTAACACAGGAACAAATGATTGGTGCTACTACCCCACTATTAAGTGATGCTGAACGTCAACTAGGTTTATCTGGTCGTCTTGCTAGAGAAGCTGGTATGACGCAACGAGGTGCTGCAAGAGCCATAACTCCTGAAGAGAGTCGGGCTTTTGGTTTGACAGGTCAAGACATTCAACAGTATATGGACCCGTATCAGCAACAGGTTGTTGACATTGAAAAGCGTAAAGCTAGACAAGATGCTGCTCAAACTGCACAAGCTATTGCCGCTAAAGCTGCTGGCATGGGTGCGTTTGGTGGTTCACGTCAAGCTATTCTCGAAGCGCAAGCTGCTTCTGATTTGGGTACTCGTCTGGCAGATATTCAATCACGTGGGCAGCAGAGAGCATATCAACAAGCTTTACAGACTGCTGCACAGCAACAACAAGTAGGATTATCACAGGCTGCACAACAACGTCAGCGTGAGGCTGGTCTTGGTTCTGCTTTAGCAGGTCTTGGACAACAACAGCAACAACTAGGTATCGGTGGGTATGGTGCGTTGGCGCAACAGGGACTAGGTACTGCACAGGCTATTGGTGGTGTCGGTCAACAGTTAGCTGGTTTAGGTGGACAGTTTGGTAATGTTGCAAGTACTCGTGCTGGACTAGCACAAGCTCTGGGTGGTGTTGGTCAACAGTTTGGTGGTGTAGCACAAGGTCTTGGTGCATTGTCTGGTCAGTACGGTTCGTTGGGTCAACAAGCTCTTGGTCAGGGTTATCGTGAGCTTGGTTATCTTTCTGGTGTTGGTGAAGCTCAACGTGGTCAGCAACAACAAAGAGCAGACTATGCCTATGAAGAGTTTTTACGTCAACGTGACTTCCCAACAGAACAATTACAAAAATACTCTTCACTTATTCAAGGTTTTCCTTTCCAATTTAGTATGCCTGGCGCACAACCTTCTCCAATGCAACAAGCTATTGGTACAGGTATTGCTGGCGTTGGTCTTGGTCGTACCCTTGGCTTCTTTAATGAGGGTGGTAATGTAGGTAAAGGTGGTAAGAAGCTTACAGACCTTAGTGGTGATGGTAAGATAACACAGAAGGATGTATTGATTGGTCGTGGTGTTATTAAAGCCAAGACTGGCGGTGGTCTTGCTACTGTGTACCGTCAGCCTGGTGGTTCTGTTGGTCGAGGTGCTGTTTTGCCAGAATATTATCAAGAGTTACTTGGCTTGATTGAAGATAAACCAAAATTTGACAGAGAAAAAGAAGAAGATAAACTGAAACAATTACAGGGCTTTGCTCTTGCGGAGCTAGGTGCTAATATTTTAGCCGCTGACCCTAGCCGAGGTGCATTAGCAGCTATTGGTTCTGCTGCGCCATCGTCTATTCAAAAACTTTCTAAGATAAGAAAAGAGAAAGAAGGTCTTGATGAGAAAGAACGTGCAGAGGAAATCAAAGACTTGTTAAGCCAAGTTACAATTTACGAAAAACTTCAGGATGCTGAGAAGACAGCACGAGAAGCAGCACTGGGTAATCTTGGAGATATTAAATTTTCTGGTGTATCAGATACTGAATTTGAAAACATTGATAAAGCACTAACAGAAAGACTTTCTATTAAGTCAGACAAAGTGGCAAAAAATAGAGCGACAATGAGATTACAGTCTGATAGACAAGCTGTAACAGAGGCTAAAGCAGGCTCACTGGGTCTTAATCCAACAGATGCAGAAATATCAGCTCGCTCAAAAGAAATTTATATGGGTCTAATATCTTCTTTAGCCGATAGTAAAGTTGAACCCGTTTTAGATACAAGAGCTATTCAAGATTCTATTACTGGTCAAGGAGCAGTAGATGGGATGTCTCAATCTGTAAATGATGCTCTCAAGTATTTAGAAGACCTAGAATGATAAGGATAATCTAAATGGCTTTAAGTTATAGAACTGAAACATTCAGAGATACCTTGGCTGAAATACAGGAGCTAAAGAAAAAACAAAAAGGTTCTGTATCAAGCGAAGACTATCAGGCTATTCTTGCTAGACGTGGTGTAGATGCTGAAGACTTTAATCTCGCAGCCCGTGATTTTAATAATGCTGTTAAATCAGGAGAGGATGATTTTAGAGGCGGTAGAGTTATTTCTGACATAGCTGATACTCTTGGTATTTCTTTGGAGACACGTAAGCGCATTGGTGATTATGTTCCTGATTTTATAGAAGAAGGTTTAAGTACCCCTGAAATGGCTACAAGGATTATTGGCAGGGGTGTTGGAGATATTGGACGTGGTGTAATTAATTTTGGTGATGCTTTTTTACCAGAAGTAATTACTTCAAACGTATCTTCTGCTGCTGAAGCTGTGGGTGAATACATACCTAGAAGCGTGAAGTTAAAATTTAACGAACTGTTTGACCCTTATCACGGTGAGGGTCTTGTAGCTGGTGGTGAAGAGGTGGCAGGTATTATTGGCTCGTATCTTGCTCCTTCTACCGCAGGTGTAAAGATACTGAACCTTGGTTTAAAAGGCGCACAAACTTTATCTCCTGCTACCCGTGCTATAGTAAGTAAATCAAAGACTCCAATAAGCAAACTGGGAAATGCAGCAAAGTATGGTGTTGCTGGTGCAGCTGCGGCTACAGTAGTAGAAGACCCTAAAGAAAACATCGCTAATACAATGATTGAGATTTTTCCAGAATCAGAACAGTATCTGGAACGCTTTGCAGTTGACCCTGATGATAGTGAGGCGGGTCAATACATTGATGCCTTCTTAAACAACTTGGGATTTGCAGGTTTGTTTTCTCCTATTGCTATAGCTGCTGCATATAAAGACCCATTGATTAAGGCTACTAAAACTAATTTTCAAAAGCTTCCGTCATTTCTGTCTGCTAACTTGACATCAAGACGAGGGACAGATGATGAATTGCTTGGTATGGTTGTTGAAAGAACTAATGCAGGACAGGCAGCATTGACACGGGCAGAGGGTTTGGCTCTTGATTTGAAGCAGGCAGTTAAAAAAGAATATGGAAAAGAAAGTGAAGAAGTAGTTGAGCTTATGAATAAGGCTTTGTCAGGTGATTCATTTGCTGCCTCGTCTTTGAAAGGTGACGTTAGAGATATTATCTTGCAGATGCGTCAGAATATTTCTGGTCTGTCAAAAGAGGTAGCGGGAAAAGCAAAGGGAGAGTTAAAGACTAAGATTAATAAAAATCTTGACACCTATGTAACACGTAGCTACAATCTGTTTGATGACCCTGCTTATGCTCGCAACATAAAGCAAAAATTTAAACAATACCTTACAGACGGTACAGACGAAAATGGTGTGTTTGCGGACGCTATTAAGTCTCTTCGTAATGCAGGTGTAAAATCAGATGACGAGGCTATTAATGCTTTGCATACTTTGATACGTGGTACGGATGAGAAAGGTATTATGGGTATCTTTGATTCGTTACTTGGATATGGTCAGAATATTAATTCTGTAAAGAGTGGTTTGAAACGAAATGAGAAGTTACCTCAAAGTATCAGAGAACTATTAGGAGAGGTTAAAGACCCATATACAAATTATGTTAAGACATTTAGCAATCTGTCAGAGATTACTGCTGAGACAAAATACCTAGACGATGTGGCAACTCATCTACAAAACAAAGGTCTTGCAAACAGAACGGTGACTGCTGATAAAGATATGGCTTTAACTAATGTTGGAAACTCAAAGCTAAGTAAAATATTTGGCAAGGAATCAGCATCTCAAATGGACAATCCTCTGGAAGGTATGTATGTTGATGCCAACTATAAGAATTTTATTGAGAATGGTTTAGATTTAATGCGTCCTGATGGCGCAGTTGCAAAGCTATTTATGAGAGCTAAAGGTGTTACACAATCAGCGCAGACAGTTATGAGTCCAGTTACTCATGGGCGTAACGTAATGGGTAACTTTGTCATTACTTTGGCTAATGGAATGATTCCTGTAAAAGGTTTTGCTCAGTCAGCCAGAGCCGTTATGCCAAAGTCAATAACTAAAAGACTTCTAAATAAATCAAATGCAGAGTTAGCTGATACGTACGCACGATACGTAGAGCTTGGCATTGCTAACAGCGGACTTGCCGCCAACATTATTAGGAAAAACTTATCTGCCTTTGACACAGCCCCTGAAAAGTTTCTTGAAAGAACGGCTTTGTCTCCTCTTAAAAAAACTACTAAGAAGATTACGGATGTGTACCAAGCAGAGGATGACTTCTTTAAAATTGCACACTTTGAGAAAACTCTTGACTATCTTAAAAAGTCAAAGAAGTATAAAGACCTTCCTATAGAGGACTTAGAAAAGATAGCGGCAGAGAGAACTAGAGATTTGATGCCTAACTACAATCTTGTTCCTACTGCTGTTAAGGCTTTGAGAAAAGCACCTGTGGGTGACTTCCTTTCTTTTCCAGCTGAGATGACACGTATCTCTAAGAACCTTGTTAAGTATACTTTGAAAGACCTGACAAGTGGAGATGCGACTTTGTTTGCTGAAGGAGCCAAGAGAGCAGCTGGTATTACTGCGGCTGGTGTTGCTGGTGAATGGTTAAAAGATTACAGTATGCAAGTTGCAGGTATATCTCAAGAACAGGAAGAAGCATTAAATAATGTTCTGCCTTCTTGGGAATACAACCAAGATAGAATTTATCTTAGTGGTTTAGATGAGGATGAGCGTGGTCGTCCTGGTGTTGATTATGTTAACCTTGGACCTATTGACCCGTTTGCGTATCTAAAAAGTATGGGAAAAGGTATGCACAGCCTTATACTAGGAGGTAATTTAGAAGAAGAGTATACTGATACAGAGCTAAATAAGATTGCATTGGGTACGTTTGAGCAAGCTGTTGGACCTTTTGCTTCACCCTCTATGATTACAGATGCTTTGTTTAAAACTTTTGACATGGACAGAATTAAAAGAGAGGGTGGTCCAAGTCTTACAGGTAAAACAGCAGCAGCCCTAGAGCCTATTATTGGTGTTGTAACACCTAAGTTTATTGACCTTGCCCTTAAACGAGCAGAGTATGAAAAGAGTTTAGAAAAGTATGGTGATTATGCTATCAAACCAAACTCATTAGCAACTTGGTCTGATGGTGAGGTGGACATGCTCGCAACTATGGGTATCAAAAGACAACGTGCTGACCTTTTGTCTTCTGCTCCTTATGCTTTTAATGAGGTAATAGGTTCTATTGAGAACTCGCCACAAAGACTAAAGGATACTATTGACAAAGACCCTAATCTTTTTACAGACGAGGACTCTTTAAATATATATAAATTATTTGTGGACACTCAAAAGGTTAGAGCATCAGAATATGAAAGGCTAAAAGCTTTAGTTGAAAACTATGAGGTTCTTTATGGTGATGCCTTTGATTCATATATCGACAGGGCTTTGACAGGAGATAAGACAAAGGAGTCACTTGGCAAAGCAATGGAGCATATACGTAATGTGCAGCAAGGAAGGTTTGAGCCTTATGAATTACCTAGAGCAGATAGACAAAGGCTATTGCAAACTCCTATACCTTGGGATAAAATAGACGAAGCTACTAGATTTTTACGAGGTAAAGAGGTTAGATGAACTACGATAAGGAGAAATTAGTTGACCAACTTATTGAGCATGAAGGGCTGGAACTACAACCTTACGAATGTACGGCTGGCAAGCTCACGATTGGAATTGGTCGTAATCTTGATGACCGTGGTATTACTGAGGACGAAGCCCGTTTTCTATGTAATAACGATATTGAGATTGTTGAGTCTGAGCTTGCTAGAAATTTCCCTGTCATTGATAGGCTTGATGATGTCCGCTGTAGGGTTCTTCTTGATATGGCTTTTAACATCGGCGTACCTCGTTTGTCTGCCTTTCGTAAGATGTGGGGAGCTTTGGAAGAAGGCGACTACAGACGGGCAGCGATGGAAATGCTCGATTCCAAGTGGGCTAGACAGGTCAAAGGAAGAGCTAAAAGATTATCTAAAATGATGGAGACTGGTAAAGATGGGTGAATTTTCAAGTATAACAAGAACAGGTAAACACGAACCATTTAGTTTACACGTAGCACGTGGATATGTACAGGGGCATGAGAATCTATTTAAGTATGGATATAATGCTCTTGTAACTTCTACCGAAGAAACAATCTGGGATGGTGGTGGTTTGTATTCTTATCCAACATCCGCTGCTCCTCTTGGTGTGGTAGGTACTTCGACTACGGACAACTCACAAATTACTGTGATAGGTTTGGATGCAGACTACAACGAGGTATCAAACATTGTGACATTAAATGGTACAACAACAGTAACAACAAGCGCATCTTACATACGTGCCTATCGTGCTTTTGTAAGTGATGATAACGAACCTGCTGGTAATGTAGCTATTCGTCACTCTGGTAACTTAGTAGCACAGATTAGTTCAGGGGAGAACCAAACACTGATGGCTGTGTATACTGTACCTGCTGGATATACTTTGTTTCTAGCACGTGGTACAATTTCTACAGCTACAGAAGGCACTAACCAGATTGTTACTGGACGTTTGAAGGTAAGAAACCCTGGTGGTGTAATGAGAACACAGGCTGTTGTTGTTTTAAATAACCAGTTTGTTGATTTTACATGGGAGACTCCTTTAGGTATTCCTGAAAAGAGTGACATTGAGGCTACTGCTGTTGTTAGTAAATCACAAGACAACGCTGTTGCCGCAACATTAGAAGGCTATTTAATTAAGAATGTGAGTGTGTAATTATGATGCAGATATTAGGACCAGTACTAGGTCTAGGTAAGACTTGGTTAGAAGGTAAACAAAAGAAAGCAGAAGCAAAAGCAAAGGCAGAGATTGTGAAGATTGAAGCTGAAGCTACTGTTATGAAGAAGAGAGCGCAAGCTGATGCAGACTGGGAGGCTTATGCTGTACAGGGTGCGGATACGTCCTGGAAAGACGAACTCTGGACTGTGACCTTCGTGATTATTATATTTGCGTGTTTCGTTCCTGCGCTACAGCCATACATCGCAGATGGTTTTAAGTTTTTACGTGAGGATTGTCCTGACTGGTTGTCATGGGGTATCCTTGCATCAATCGGCGCAAGCTTTGGTATCAAGTCTATCGGACAGTTTAAGAAATAAGGAGTAAATTATGGCAGGTGGTGGATTCAAACCAATAGATACAGGCAAAACACCTGGAGGTGCAGAACGTAAATCTACACCTTTAAATTATGACTATAGTAAATATAGTAACCAACCTATATACCAACAGCCTAGTCAAGGGTTTCAGCCTATTCGCCCAGGTATTGATATGACTGAAGCTGAACAGGAGATTTTTAACAATCAATACGGAAGTCCTGTAGCTACTCAGGATACGCCAGCCTCTGCTCCGTATTCAGGGTACGGTGGTAGTCCTTTTACTCCAGGCGGCATGTCATATTTTCCATCTTTACGAAAACCTTCTCCTCCTTTACAATTTGATTATGCTAGGTATGCCAATCAACCGATTTACCAAGGAGGTCTATCATCTTTGCCTTCATCTAATCTACCTATGGGCGGTGGTTATTTAAACATGATGTATAATTCTCCTGTAAGCAATCAAGGTTATTTTGGAATGTTGAATAACGCCGCACCTTCATTACAGCAACAGTGGCAGCAACAGCAACAGCCTAGTCAAGGGTTTGATGCCGCACAATACAGACAGCAATTTAGACAAAACCAACAAGCCCCTGCTTCTCAACCGATTTACCAAGGAGGTATATCATCTTTGCCTTCATTACAGCAAGGGCAACAGCCACAGCAACATTTCGTGGTAAATCTGCAACAGCAACAGGATGCTCTACAGCCTACCTCATTACCTTCTTTTAGTAAGCAGCCTCTTAGCAACGGGAGTGGAAACATTCCGAATCTGTTCACACCTTTTAATTCAAATATGTTAACTAAATTCTTTTGAGCGAGATGATATTTCTGCATCTGTTGGGTTCAGACTCATTTCTTAGATAGGTTTACGGTACTTGTCGAAAGCTAGTTCCGATACATCTTCATAAGAATATTCTGGAGCAATATCCCCAATAAAATAAATATCATTACGATTGTATAGTAACGACTGTACGATTTTCTTTTCTTGTTGTGAGTCGTGTGATGGGTGGTTACGTAGTGCATCTTCTTTGTCTTCAAACTGTGGGACAGCAAGAGGTAGATGCCAGCTAGTAGCTACAGATTCTTTGTCGTGCATCTCGTCTTTAAACTTTGTACCCTTATGAAAGAAATCAAAGTTAATAAATGTTAATGATGCAAAGGTATTTACTTTTGTACAGAAGTATAGGGCTGTCAGTAAACCGATTGACAGTCTTTTTCTTTGGTCGGTGTTCGGTGTGTAAGAGTTCAAATAATCTGAATGTATATATTCAAGTTCAGATGGCGTGAACATAACAGTGTGTTCGTAGTCTGGATACTCTTCAAGATATGTGAAGCAGGAAGGATTGTATAATACCTTTGTATCTTCTGGATATTGGTCACGCATCTTACTACGTAGTGAACCAGTAGCCCAGATGTCTGTACGACTGCCTATATATTCCTCACGTCCTGTCGGTACACCCTTACCAAAACGTACAACTATATCGAAGTTATCAATCTCTTTGCCCTGTTTCTTTGTCAGGGAATCTATGCTGTTACCTACCAGCACGATGTGTTTGTTATTACAATCTAGCTGCATCATTATTTATGTACTCATCTATCATTTCTTTTATCATTGTTTCAAATGTGTACTTTGGTTTCCATCCAAGAAGTTCTTTTGCTTTGGTAGCGTCACCTACAAGCAGGTCAACCTCTGCTGGTCTATAAAATTCTGGGTTAATATCTACTACTAGATTGTCGTGTTGGTCGTATCCTTTTTCGTCCTGTCCTTCTCCTTCCCATCTGATGTACATATTACATTCTTTGAAGCACATCTCTACTAACTCACGGACAGAGTGCATCTCACCAGTAGCTAGTACATAGTCGTCACCCTTATCCTGCTGTGTCATAAGCCACATACCTTCGACATAATCTTTGGCGTGTCCCCAGTCACGTAGTGCATCCAGATTACCAAGACTTAACTTATCTTCCTTTTGTTTTGCTATATTGACAGCACCTTGTACTATCTTCTGTGTAACAAACTCACTACCACGCCACGGGGATTCGTGGTTGAACAAGATACCATTGGATGCGTGTATGCCATAGGACTCACGGTAATTCTTTACAGTCCAGAAGGAGAACAATTTAGCAACACCATAAGGAGAACGTGGGTAAAAGGGTGTGTTCTCATCTTGTGGTGTAGCCTGTACCTTACCATATAGTTCTGATGTAGATGCCTGATAGAATTTAGTGTGGCTTTCTAGTCCAAGAGTACGGATACACTCTAGTAAACGTAGTGTGCCTAGTCCGTCCACATCTGCTGTGTATTCTGGTACGTCAAATGATACACGAACATGGGACTGTGCGCCAAGATTGTATACCTCATCAAACTTGTAGGTAGCAAACAACTTCATCAGACAGCCAGTGTCAGTCAAATCCCCGTAATGTAGGTGTAGGTTAGGGTGTTTTAGTATATGCTCTATACGCCCCAGATTTGCCCCAGCAGTACGTCTTCGTAGTGCATGTACCTCATACCCTCTATCAAGTAAAAGGTCTGCTAGATAGCCCCCGTCCTGTCCCGTGATGCCTGTTATAAATGCTGTCTTATTGTTCGACATGTTCTTCTTCCTCTTCTTCCTCAAAGTCTTCAGGGAAGGTAGCCATAAATAACTCATACATCTTTTCTTTGCCGATGATGTACATATTATTTTTGATAGCATCTTCTAGGCTATCCATATCGGTAGGCATATCGTCTTCTACATTATTACCTCTAGCACGAGCTAGTAGTTCAAGGGCTTTCAATGCTGTCTGCCCATTGCCATTCATCTTTGCTGTCTCGTATTGCTGTTCTAGTTCTGCAATAACGTCAATGTCTGTGACAATCTCACCCTCTAATTCTTTTAGCCTGTCTTTTATTTTTTCTTCCTGAAGAAGACGATAGCCAGTGTTGTGTGCAGAACGCTCACTATATCCAGCAGCTAACGCAGCCTTTGTAGCGTTACGACTTAACACATAGTTCTGACAAAACTTTTCCTGTCTCTCTTTTAGGTCATTCATTCAAGCTTTCCTCATAGGTTTTAAACTGAGTATTGTAGTAGGATTGCTCCCATATCTGTAAGGCAAGACTATCTTTACCGTAGAACCTGATGTTAAGTTCAAGATTGTTTTTCTCAAACATCTTCTCTAGGTCTTGTGCCATAGCAAGCAACTCTCCAGTTGTCCAGAATTTCTTACCACCTGTCTCAACGTGTAGGTATGTAGGTTGACCTTCTTCAGTCTTCTCTTCTTTCTGCTCGTCTGTTAGGTTGTTGATGCTACAGTCAAAGCCAAAGAGATGTAGGTTACGATAACCTAATGTCTCCAGCATACCGATGATGCGAGTCGCTGCTCCAGTACCACCAGAGATAAGCAACTCACCTTCTTCAATACCGATACCCTTTAGGATTTGCATACGGTTTTTTACTTCTGGGTCTACGATGCCTCCCGTGAAAGCATGGAAGCCACGTATGTTATCTGTCTTGCTCATGATGTATTCAACAACAGATGGGTCAGTCATAGATGCAATGTAGAATGTGGTTTGCTTCTGGATGTTCTTGAATAGGTTCTTACGTACAACGCCGTGTGTACTTACGCCTTCTACGGGGCGTGGGTCTAGTACTAAACAGGCATCAGGAATTGTTCCGTGCTGTATTAGTTTGGGATATGCGTGTTTAACACACCACACTAGAGCATCAGGATGTTCCTGTATGAAGTTATCAAACGCCTCGAAGTCTATGTCACCCCCAGATACAACAGCTACGTGTCGGTCTGTGTGTTTGTAATGTTTGACCCATGAGTAGTCTTCAATATTCTTTACGTTTGTCTTGATGTTGTTGATGATATAGTCAGAAGGTACGCAGTCTTTTGGCTTGACAACGATAGGTCTACGGATTAGTTCGTCAGGAAGCGAACCTACTGAGGGGTCTACTACAGCCGCAAGATGTACGACACCGCCTAATGCAGTCTTGTCGTCAGAAGGTAGGATATATCTGTTCTTATCTTTAATATCTTCAAAGACTTTAATTATTCCTCTGTATTCTTCGGGTACATCCCCATCTGGGAAAGAATAATAATCGTCAAATACAACAACTGGGACATTAGAAAGATAGTCCCAATCGCTACGAACTGTGTCATAAGAGTGACCACCATCAATATAAGCCAAATCCACATCATTGTATTTGTGTCCCTTCATTGTATCTTTGGTGTCACCAGAATGTAAGGTAAAGGTAAACAATTTTCCAACCTCTTGCATCTTTGCAGCAAACTGTGCAAGGCGTGTACCTACAGCTTCTTCTGCATTATGCTTCTTGATATTAAGTTCTACCTTATCCGTCTCTTCCGTAGCGTTCTCAAACAAATCAAAGCCACGATAGTGTACCTTGTCTACATTCTGAAATGCAGCAAGAGCCATCTCAATAGCACGACCACCATTCCATGTACCTGTCTCTACGATAGAGTATGTCTCTAATCCTTTAGAGTAATGGCGAACAATGTCAGCTAACTGCTTATATCTTTGTGGTCCTTGTACGTCTGGAGATACTTGTGAGTTGTACTTTAAGTTACCTTTGTTATGTGTAAAGTAATCTTTCAATATGGAGTTCTCGAACACGGCTAGACCACGCACACCTTCTGATAGGTTTAATGCTTTCATTCCGTGTGCTTTATAGATGTTAAGTAGTCTCTCGAATACAAATGAATCTGTCCACTCACGATAACCAAATATTTCATTGGTGTCGTATGCTCCACGAATATCTACAATAAATGATACCGCATTGTGCATAGCCATATTCCAACCAACAAAGCCTGTCTCGCTGTAGTCAATGTCGATACGACCAAGGTGTACTACGTCTGCTGTATCAGGCATAATCTTCTGTGCATCTTCTGCTGTAAACTTCTGATTGACAAGCGTATCTGCATCAAGCCATACAAGCCAGCCATTATATTCTTGGTCGATGAGTTCATAGGCTAGGTCAGTATAGGCATACACCTTGTGACAGAAGCGAACAGCATCCATCTTGTAGTTGTAGGGTGCTTCAGCAAAGCTACCATTCTTATCCTTGTTGCGTTCAATGAAATCATTGCGTGCTTTTAGTAGGTCAAGGTTACGATACTCAATAAAGTCTGCCTCTGGCGCATCTGGTTTATCGTAAGGCTGACATCCATAACCATCATAGTATACGACCAGCCGCATAGACGGGTCAAAGTTTTCAACAACAGATTCCAACATCTGCTTTGCATATAGGTCGTAGTGCTTCTTATTAAATGTGGTTACGAATGTGTACATTATCCTAGTGACTCCATTAAATGTTCTGTATATATTTTATCTTGAAAGAGTTTCCATTCAAATGCGTACTCCTCATCTATTTTTCTTTTAGGTTTCCAGTTATCAAACCAAGGACCACCCGTAGTAAAGTGTACGTTCTTTGCCTCTGTGTGCATAGGGCTGTGTCCATCTAACCAGTTCCACTCCTCATGAATAGAACCAATCTCGTCATCCATTAGCCATGATAGCTTGTGTAACCAGCCACCTGTCTTTAGGTTGACATCATCAACAGTAAGTTCACGGGTCTTCTCGTGGTCACAGTTGAATAGCATAAAGCTAGACCAGTTCTTTCGGTGGTAGATTGTCTGCTCAACTCCATCCATCTTCTTCTTAGCTGTAGGTACGTAGTCGTGCTTGACACAGGAGATAGCATATTCCTTACGTGTACCATACACATCAAATATCTGTTCAATGTCTGCACGTACAAACATGTCTGCATCCATGAACAAAGCAAGACCAGAGTACTGGTTCAGGGCTGGTACAAGGAAGCGTGTGAATGTAAAGTCTGTGCTGAAGGGGCGGCGGTCAAAGAAGTCAACCTTCTGTGTGGGATTGCGCTGGTCTACAACAATCGTTCTACGATACAAACCAGCACGGCGTAGCGCAGGTTCTAGTAAAGGGACAATAGGAAACTTGTCGCAATACTTCTGAATTGAATGGACGAGAACCTCGTAAGCCTGATGGTCACGAGGGTCATATCCAATGTAGATTGTAGGTTTCTTATTGTTCAGCATCAGCATACTTTTCTTTTTGCTCTGCGCCTTCTTCGTTGATGCGATTAATAAGGTCAGTGGTCATGCGTGCAGGGGCTTCACCCAAACAATACATAATGACACCCATCTCTTCTTCTGTAAAACTAAATGTAAATAACTGTTCGTTGTCGTTCATAATAAACTCCTGTTAAATTAAATGGTAGTAGGCAAGTGAGAGAGGAGAAGAAAGGAGGTACAAGCCTACTACCACTATAATTATACTAAATTATTACATCAATGTCAACAACTTTTTTATGCGTTGATGTCCACAATCTCACAGGAGTCTCCAGAACAGGCAAGAGTTTGTGACCCAGCCGTGTTATCTTCTACCTCGTAAGCGGCAAGCTGTGTCCAGTCAATAGCCTTTGGCATCTTGGATAGTGCTTCTTCATATGTCTCTTTATCACAGTCCTGATAAGGGGCTTGTGCATATGTGTGGTCGCTATGTGGTAGGAACGACACGCCAGAACAGATGTCGAAGTTATCGTATACCCATGCACCAACCTTCATCCACTCTTCCTCACGGACAGTGATGGTGACAGATGGTTTGTGTTCACACCAGTTCAGGGCGTACATCTTCCACAACTCTAGCTGTTCGATAGCTGACATGTCGTTACGTGTGACAGCACCATCAGGTGACTTGGTAGGGAAGCTGAAGACAGTTGTGCTATCAGGCTTCATTACACAAGGCTCGGCTGGTACACCTGCATCCGTTAGGAATTGCGTGAGAGGGTCTTTGTTATCACCCCGTACAGTACGGATATAGTAGTCGCTATGGCGAGCATGGATGCCGCTGGCACTATCAACAAGCTGTGATACAGTACCAGAAGGCTTGACGCAGGTGATGGACGCAGATTGATTAATTCCAAGCTGCTCTGCAATCTCCCTGTTAGTCTGTACAGATATACCACGAAGCTTCTCCAGCATTTTCTCAGTAGGTTTACTAGTGATTTCATTGTCCATAATTCCAGTTAGGCTTACACCCAACAGCCTTTCTTCTTCTGTGTTCTTACGCCAGATAGGACGCAAGTATGGTAGGTTAGTAAATGTAGATTGGATTGTTCCTAGAATAGTAGCAAGCCGAATCTTTTTAGCAAGTGTACGTTCTGTGTCAGTTGGACGTACCACAACCTCTGTCAGGTTACAGAACTGGTAGGGACGTAGGATGATTTCACTGCATGGATTTGTACCCCACTCGTGACCAGTATCTCTACGACCACTACGTGCCACGTGTTTGTCTGCCGCATCACGGCTGAACAGACCACGCTCACCAGACTTAGATTCTACGAGAGCAGTCCACTCACGCAGGAATGTTTCCATGTCAGGCTTCTCAGTGTAGGCAACAGAGTTGTTAGCCAATGCACGTTGCCCTTCATTCTCCCACCACTGACCTGACTTGGCGTGACGCATACGGTCATCAGATAGGTTGGACAGGCTAATCATAGCACTACGTCTTACACCACCAACAACTACAACCTCGCCAATCTTACACATGATGTCATGGCACTCAATGCTGGACAGCTTACGACCAGCTGCTCCACGGAACTTGGCAACAGTAAAGTTGAACAGGTCATTCAATGGGTCAGGTCCAGAGGCACGACCACCAAATGTTTTCAGACGTGCGCCAGCAGGACGAATCTTTGACACATCCCACTTCGGTACTTCACCTGCATACAAGAATGAGATAAGTTTACGTAGTCCTTTAGCCCAGCCTTCTTTGCTGTCTTGTATTACGATGATGTCTTCTACATCCTGTAGGTCTTCTGGTACTGTTGGTAACTTGCTGATAGCTTGACGCTCGACAGAGAACCCTACACCTGTACCACACAGCAGGATAAACATAGCCTCGTCAAAGGCACGTGGGTGGTCAACAGGCAGGTAGCTACAGTTGTACACACAAGTGTTGTCACGTTCTGCGGCTGGACCAGCAGTCATCAAGGCTCGCATAGAGGGCATGACTTCTAATGAGAGGATGGCTTCTTCAATAGCTTTGATGTCCTTGCTGTCAATGCCGCTAGGCTCTACGATGTTTTTCATAAATCTTGCAACTGTTTCGTTCCAAGTCTCACGTCTGCCTTCGTCTTCAATCCAACGGGCATAGCGTGATGTTGCAATAAATGTTTGGTAATCTGTGGGTAGGTAATTGTTTTTCATATTACTTTTTTTCCTCTCATTAAGTCTACGTATTGGTGGGGTTCTAGCTCCTCTTTCGAGACAGCAGAACTCGAATTATAACACGTCTTCTCAACGGAAGCAATAAGCTTTTTCAAATACCACTCAGCTTTTTTTAAGTCTTCCACAGGCTTGCCCTTGTACTTGTATCGCCATGTGTATTTCATCAAGTTACCTTTGAGGTAGCCTTGAAATTCTTCCTCTGTCATGGACGCTTCAATAGCATCAATACATTCTACACCCTTGTGGTTGTAGTGTGATGGGTTATTTACCATGTCCAAGGACTGCGTTAATTCTCTTTCTGACATATTCAACTTCTCCTGATTTTAAAACTTTAAATGCAAAGTCCCTCATGTAATCGGGGTCTACCCCAGCGTTAATACATACCTCCTCAAAGTCCTCTGCTGTTGTCCCGAAGGACGCAAAGAACCAAGCCTTTGCTCTATCCCTTTCCAATGCTGCCTTGCGTGGCTCACCTGGATATTCTGGTTTAGTTGCATCCAGTAGTGCCTGTAGTATGACACACAAGAACAGTGACCTCTCTGGTGACGACTCTTCTGGACGGAACTCATCCGTTATTAAACTTATGTTACTAATTTTCATATCACTTGTCAAGCCATTCTTGTGGAACACCATCAGATAATTTACACCACAAGAAACCATTCTTGTCACACCAGTCTGCGTAAGTCATCTTGCCACCACGTTGTAGCTTGTTGTTCGGTGCTTGGAACACAAAGCGAATGTCGTACTCTGGGTGCTGGCTACGTAAGAACAAATGTTTCTTTCTGTCTTCCAGCCTGAACCTACCCTTCACTTCAAGTATCACACCATTGGGTAGGATAAAGTCTGGTATGTAGTTCTTATCTTCACGCCACTCGTATGGAATCTTGAACGTCTCATACTCAAACTTTATCTTGTGGTTATTAAGTTGGATTGATGTTTGATATTCTGCCTCTGATTTATACCTGTGTTTCTTCTTTACTTTCTTTTTCATTTGCGCTCCTGATTATATAATTATTTTTTATGTAGTGATTTCCTGTAGGATAGTACAGAATAGTTGTATCACAATTCATATATTTATAGAGCCGCTCCTCCCACCAGCTTGCTGGCTTGATAGTACAATGTGCATTAGAGCCATCGTCTAACTTCTTGACAGCAGGGTATTGTGCAATAGTAGCATACACAAACTTTGGTTTGAGGCTGTACCAGTATTCAAAGGTAGCCTCAATAAATTCTTCTGGTATATGTTCCAACACGTCACAAGAGATGATGCCGCCAATCTTCTCTGCTTCTTCTTCTGTTGGTAGTCGTCTGTATTTAGGGATGCCGATGTCGTACAAGAACATCTCTGTCTCCCACATCTTATGTACCTTCTTCCCATGATAGGCAAAGCCCTTGCCGCATCCGTAGTCCATAACTAATTCTGGCTTATGCTTATGGCATAACTCTTGGATGTCCCAGATGTGTAGCATAACCATGTTACCAATCATCTGTGGATTCTCACGGGAATGTACCTCTGTGTACTTAGCTTTCCACTTTTCGTTTGTTAGTTCAGCCAGTTTCATTCTTAAACCTTTCTAAATAATCTATGACATTCTTTATTTTGTTCTTACCTATAAACACAGGCTGATTAGTCTTAATAAGTATGCCGCCATCTGCTGCTTCTATAGTTAACACTTCTTTAACTGGCTTGACTGTATCAATGTCACCATACAAAGCAACCGATACAGCCTTACCTTTTCTAACTTTCAATCTTCACCTCTTCTACGTCTGGTTCACGTGCTACCTTTGTCAGGTATCGTAAGCCATTAGAATACTTGAAGGCACGTAGGTTGTCCCAGCATTTCGTCTTGTAGCCACAGAACACACAGCCAATAGCCAGCTTACGATTACCTGATGCACCGTCTGGTACGTCATTGTAGCAGCGAGGTGGTGCTGTGTCTGATGCTGTCACCTTCTTCAGGTAGTTGATACGTTCACTGGCATCAATCATAACCATGTCGTGTATCACATTCAAAGCAAGCTCGCCACTGTTCTTGTCGATAGCGAAGAAGGCAGCTTCCTTATCACCACGCTTGGTAGCATACGCACTAATCTGTGAGATGTAACCAAAGGGGTCATCCTCTGCCAGTCTATCTTCCTTAAACTTCTTGAAGGCATAGGACGAGGCAGACTTGATGTCAGTCAGCATACCATCAATGATGCAGTCCTGATGACCAAGCACTCCTTCTACCTCGACTTCCCCTTGCTCGCCTTCTACTGTGTGTCCAGCCGCCTTTGTGAATAGGATAAGAAGAGCCTCCAACAGATGACCCATTGCGAACTTAATCTTGGTCTGTCCGTTAAGAGGCTCTCCCTCCACACCCTTGACTCCATACCAGATTTGACGGTCTGGCTTACCGATTTGAGATAGGCGTAAGTTCGTCTTACCATTACGCTGACCCTCCTGAAGTACTATAGCCGCAGCCTCACGCACCTGTGATGCAAAGTCGTCTAGCCACTCCTGCATGTCAGATTGTTCTACGTCTACTCCCTGCTCTAGCATAGCATAGATGTCAGGGATAAGGGTGTGAATACTTTTACTCATGTTAGCCTTTCAGATATTTAAGAATGTTTTGTGGGGATGACTCACCATACGGGTCGTCTTCTACATTGTGTCCCCAGCCTTCTTCAATAAAACCTTGTTCAATCTTCATGCCATCAGTAATGACAGCGTACCGCCATGACCTAGCACCGAAGCCTAGATTGTCTTTGAACACTAGCATGTTCATACGTTGTGTAAATCTACCTGAACCATCAGGGATAACCTTGACGTTCTTCAGTCCTTGGTCTTGCGCCCACTTGTTCATCACGAATGAATCATTAACAGACAGACAATAGATTTCGTCTATGCCCTGTGCCTTGAAGTCGTCATACAGTTTCTCGAAGTCAGGTAGTTGGAAGGTGGAACACGTAGGTGTGAACGCACCTGGAAGCGCAAACAACACACACCGCTTACCCTCGAACAGGTCTTTTGTTGTTACGTCCTGCCAGCGATACGGATTGTCTCCGCCTACACTCTCATCACGAACACGTGTATGGAATGCAATGTTGGGTAGGTTGTTTGGTAAATACATTTTACTATACCTTGTAACTGCTTGCTTTGTCGGCAACTTTAAGTGCCTCTACAAGTTCCTCAAATTTGGATACGAGAATCTTTGCGTTAGCATAGTCAGCGTTTCCGTCCTGTCCTGAATATTCTAAGATATATCCGTTGTCTGCAAAGTTGATGGTCACATAGTCCACATCTTTTACTACTCTTGTCTTGGTCATTTTATTTTTTCTCCCTTACAAAATAATCATGCGCCCATTTAAGTAGACGCTCTTGCCACATCTTCAACCACTCTGCACGTGGGAATCCGTAGCCTAATAAAAAAGAGGTAACACCTACTGCAAATAGTTCAGCGATACCTGATGAATACATTGACATAATAATCTCCTGATAAAAGTGATAGCGTCCCCTTCCACGCAGCTATCTTCGATGACCAATAACTCGATGTCATCTCCCAATCTGCCTATAGTTTAGAAGGGTACTTCGTCACTTGGCATGCCTTCAGTAGCTGTGGTCTCGAAGCCACCATCTACTGTGTCAAAGTCTTCCTTCGCACCATATGATACGAGGTCAACGATTTGGATTTTCTTCAGGATGGGTGATACGCCAGACTTGCCGTTCATCTCCCACTCAAAGGGTGTGTACATCACATTTACTGTACTGCCATTACCAATCAACTCACGTGTCACGTTCTTCTTAGCATCCACAATAACTGGTGAGTCATTGTCTGTACCATCACGGCGTTTTACTTTCTGACGGATGTGAACAAAGTCACCACGCTCGTCACCCTTGTTCTTAATAGGGAGACCATCACGTGTGATAGCTTCACGGTTGGTGTCGTCAACACAGATGTCGATTGACCACTCTGGTTCGTAAGTTGTGTTTGGTTGTTGGACGTGCGCCCAGTATGCTTTTCCAGTAATAACAGTCATATTAATTTACCTTTCAAATATGGTTTTCGTTTTGGCTTCAAAAAATTGCTACCTCTTGCAGCAACTCGTATAGTATATGACATATAAAAACAAATGTCAACAACTTTTTTTTAGTGAGTATCAGCCCACGTTTCTCCCAGCTTGTACTCACTATCCAAAGGACAGCGTACCTTCAGGGATTGTTCGGTAAGTTTCATGGCTAGTCCAGTCACCTTACCAAGTTCTTCTGCGTGTTCCTTACGTACCTCAAATTGGTATTCGTCATGGATACTCGCAACAAGTTTATAGTCTAGCTTTCTACGTGATGCTTCCAGCGTTATAAACTTTAACCACTCCTTACACACAATAGCACCAGCACCTTGTAGTAGTAAGTTCATGGCGGCATGGGCAGAGCGTACCTTTAGGATACGACCATCCAAACCTTTTAGATAACCACGCCCTGCAAGCTTATCGACTTTGTGTCGTAGTGCTTTCAAGGCTGGCATGTTAGATAAGAAGTTATTGATTAGTTGCTGTCCATCTCTGGCAGAGCCATCAACAATCTGTCCTATCTTTGCAGCACCTGCCCCGTAGATGAACGCATAGATAAATGTCTTTGCATTATCACGGGTAGGTAGTCCAGCAGCTTTCTGGTTAGCTGTGTGTACGTCTCCGTCCACAACCTCACGAGTGAAGTCTGGGTCATTCATGTAGTGTGCAAGCATACGCAACTCTAATGAACTCGCATCACTACCTAGTAACACATTACCCTCATCAACAGTCCATACCTCTCTGCATTCCTTACCGTAGGGTGAGTACACAGCAGGTATCTGTGCCATGTTGGGTGATGTGTGAGCCATTCTACCAGAGATAGTTCTCAATGTCAACACCTTACCATGCACCTTACCATCATCTTGTACGTGTTCTAACCACGACTTGATTTGTGATGCACGTTTCTCCAGCAGGAGATACTTGGCAATGAGTTGTGCCTCTGGTATGTCTAGTGTGGACAATACTTCTTCAGCTACGATTGGTTGTCCTGTTTCGGTGAAGCGGTCAGGCTTCCATCCCAAATCCATAAGACGTTCTGCAATCTGTTTGCGTGAACCTGGATTGAACACAGTCACCTTGTCCTTCAGTCTGTTGCCTGTCTTCTCAGAGAAGCGCACCTCTACGATAGGCTTGAAGACTTCTTGTAACTCCTCCTTGATTTGTTCTGATTCATCAGTAAGTCTAGCAAGTAACTGCATGGCTTTTGGTTCGTCTAGTTTGAACCCGTTCTGCTCTTGCTTGTCAATGATAGCACGTACCTGATGCTCCAGTTTAATAGAACGAGGGCTGAATGACTTCAGCATAGGGACAAGGGTTTGATATACTTTGGCTGTCAAATCCACGTCACGGATACAATACTTCAGCATCTCATCAGAGTAGCCACTGAAGTCGTTGAACTCAATCTTCTTGAAGCCCAGTGACTTTCCCCATGCGTCCAGTGAATGTCCACCATCTCGCATAGGGTCAGCCATCTGCGACAGAAGGAGAGTGTCCCGTATCTTGGAGAGTGGGATGTCGCAACCAAGTAATCTCTTCAACACAGGTGCATCAAAGGACACACCATTGTGCATAATAATAATGTCAGCATTATCTATGATAGGTTTGCAATGCTGCATGTTGGTAGGAGTAAAGGTATAGATGCGGTCTTCATCAATGTCTTTTGCTACGACACAATAGATTTCTTTTGCGTCTAGGCTATCTGTCTCGATGTCAACTACAAGTCTTTTCATAATTTA